TTAATTGGTAGTGGAACGGCAGCAGGTGGTGGCAGCGTAGTATTTTCTGAGGGTAGTCGCTCAGCACAGGCAGCATTACTAGGAATTAGAGGTTCGGCGGCGATTGATACCCCTTTCAATAGGAAAGCATTGACAAAGGCATTAAATGAAAAAGTTAGGGGTGTAGTTGAGAACGAAAATCAAGCAATCCTCAACAAAAATGCAACACCTGAGCAGTTGGATGTATTGAAAAACGGAGGATATGGAAATAAAATCAATATCAAAAATGAAACTGTACCCGTAGTACCAGATACAGATTCACCTCCCGCACCACCAACAGGAAATGGTGAAGGTAATGATGGTGCTGGTCCACCTGCAACACCACCACCAGTAATAAAACCACCGGAGGTTCAAGACCTAGATGGTTCGCAAGTTCGCTATCCCGCAAATCAAATTGATGGGGAGTATGATCATGTTCTGTTTAACATCTTTGAATATGTGCCAGCGGGTGTAGGTGGAGTCACAGCGTTGGTGTCAGGAGCTGGTAGACCAACAGATAGAATGAAAAACCGCACTACGGTGGGATCCATAATTCTACCGATGCCCAAAAACCTTGCAGATTCTAACAGCGTTAGTTTTTCTGGTGACAGAATGAATGCGTTCCAAGCAGCAGCTGCTGGAATGATCGGTGCGATTCTCAGTGATGCTCCTGGTGCTGCGACAAGAGCAGCTGCTCAAAATATTCAAGGAGCAATCGGTGAAAACAGTGGGCAACTTAAAGATACAGTGAGGGCAAAAGTTACAGAAAGTATCATTGGTGGTGGTAATGTTCTCACCAGAACAACAGGTGCAATTCTGAATAGCAACCTTGAACTCTTATTCTCTGGTCCTGAATTGAGAACCTTCCAATTTTCATACACAATGACACCAAGAACCAAGCCAGAAGCAGCAAATTGCAAACGAATTATTAGAATGTTTAAGAAAGCAATGGCAGCTAAACTGAAACAGGGTGCTTTGTTTTTACACACACCTAATATGTTTGATATTGTATTCATTCATAAAGGTGGACCTCACCCATTCTTAAATAAAATTAAACCCTGTGCCTTGACTAATTTTGGTGTAACATATACACCAGACGGTGCATACATGACTTATGAAGATGGTTCACCAGTAGCATACAATCTCTCATTTAGTTTTAATGAGATCGAACCTATATACGATATAGACTACGAAAATGGTGAAGGCGCAGAAGGGATGGGATTCTAATGGGTTATTTCAGACAACTACCCGACTTCAATTACGTCTCACGACTGGATAAAAAAGTATCCAGCACTGACTACGTTGAGGTAAAAAATCTTTTTAGAAGAGCAAAGGTAAGAGAGGATCTCTTTCAAAACTTTACCGCATTTACTCGATATACTATTGTCGGTGATGAAAGACCAGACAATGTGGCAAAGAAATTTTATGATGACCCAGAATTAGACTGGGTTATCTTGCATGTTAATAATATTGTCAGTGTAAGAGAAGAATGGCCTCTTACAAATACATCCTTTAAGAATCATTTGATTGATAAGTATGGATCTATTGCCGGTGCCAATGAGATTCATCACTATGAAACACAAGAAGTTAGAGATCAAGGTGATAATCTAATTGTGCCAGCAGGTCTTCAAGTAGATGAGGACTTTTCCATTACATACAGAGATCCTGTGCAAGGAAAAGAAGTAATTGCATCAGAAATTACTGATGGTATTACAAACGAACAATTTGAGACACGTCTACAAAATGAAAGAAGGCAGATCTACGTGTTGAGATCCGCCTTCTTGGGTATTGTATTAGATGATGTAGAAAGAATTATGACGTATTCTCCCTCCTCTCAATACATCAATGACAAATTAAAGAAAGGAGATAACATCAAGATCAAATAATCATGCCTCAGCGAGTTTCTGGAAGTAACTCAGGGCATCATCCTCATCTTCATCCTTAACCGGAGCTGGTGCAGATGCTTTCTTAGCATTGCTCAGGGTAATATCAGCGTCGTTAAAATTACCACGACCCTCTGACTCATCCTCAAATGATTCATCTTGAACCATGCGTTGCTGCTTTACGCGCAAGACTTGATTCAGACGACGTTCCAGATCTTCATAGGACTTGAAACTAGTAGGAGCGGTGAACTCTGCTAGGGAGTATTCTTGCTTCCAGATTGCTTCAAGCGCATCATCGTCATCAAGGAGAGGTGAAGGAGAATCAAACTCTGACTTGTCATAATTCCAGTAACCATCCACCTTGCGAATTTTAAGTTTGAAGTCTGCCCCTTGCCAGAAGTCAAAGGGGTTGATAGGACTTTCATCTTCAAATTCTGGCTGCATGGCAGCGAGGATTTTGTCGTGGATTTTCTTGCCATATTTGAACAGGAATACTTTGCCTTCGTTTTCGGGATTGGTAGAGTCCTTAACAACATAGATGTTGCTGTAATAGGACAGTTTACGCTTCTGCTTGCGAACAGTCTCCTTGTCCGCGTCGTTACCACTGTTCCACAGGTCACGATTGTACTCGGACACCGGATCCTTCTGACCAATGGTAGTCAGGGAGTTCTCGATATACCAACCACCAGGACCTTGGAAGGCGTGGCTGTACACTTTTGCCCAGGGAATATCCTCACTCTCAGGAGCAGGAAGAAAACGAATTACGGCATAACCATTACCACTCTTATCGAGGGATGGTTTCCACAGTCGCTCGTCTGCGCCACCGCTTTTGACGGCACTCTTTTCAACCTCAGCAACCAGTTTGGAAGTGAGTGAACCGAGACGGGACTGTTTTTTAAGATCAGAAAAAGACATTAGATTTGGCTTGTAGTTTGGCTTGTGTGTACTTCGTTATTATAGGACTCAGGATGGGTCCTTGTCAACATGCTGACGCATGGTTTTAAGCATCTTCTCCATGTTGGCGAAGACGATACTCATGTCAATGTTAGCAGGCATCCCCATCATCCTTGCGGACTTGGCAATGTTCTCCTTCATCATTTTTGCCTCAGAATCATCGGAGAGAGACAGACGTGTGTAGAGCACACGTTGTTTCTCCAACAGACGTTCCAGCATTTGAACATGATCGATCTTGTCCTCCTTCGACATGGAAGGGAACTCAAAGACCTTTGTATAAACTTCTTCTTGAAGTTCTTGGATCTCTGTCATCTCTGCTCGAACTACTTCGGAGTCGAAGAAACTCATAAAATTGTCTCCTTTAAAATTTTTTTATAGCGAAATACGTCAATATTTAGAAAGGGTGCATACTTGTTAATACGATATGATATCAGTTCCCATACAGGGTCTGCAAGTTTCTTATCGAACCTAGATTTGTATCCAAGTATTTTTTCTAAAATAATTAACGTTTCAATAGAAACATTTCCTTTCAAAAATTCTTTTAAAATTTTTGGATGACGATTGCCATCAACATAAAACATTTCATCAAAGTCTTTATCCCCAAATAACTCCTCAACCTCACTCTTAAAAATGTATGTAAGAGATTGATTTCTTTTCTGCCACGCTGTAAAAGTCTTCTCTCCATTCTTTACAATGTCTGCCATGTAAAGACGTTGAGGGTCATCACAGCTGGCAAAGTTTGCAACAAAGAATTGTTCAATCTCTTTATCATTCTTCTGCCTAGACATTCTCTCAAAAAAATACCTATCCTTCCTTTTATTAAAGGCAGCAGGAGATGCCTTAATTCTACCACAGTATTTCAGGTAGTCGTAACTATCCTTGGTGAAGTGTTGCTTCATCGCAAGGTAAGTCTTATAGCACTCAATCGGCATCATGAAAAAGTAATAGGGTCAAATTTTTGCCGGAAATTTTTTCCGACATTTTTTGAAATCAATTGTCATTTTCGTATGAGGGTCTATCTATTTGATACTCCATGAGCATCGCAAATGTCTTTGCCCTCATAAATTTAAGGAACTCTTGTTCTTCAACAGGTCTTCTTGGTGAACCTGGCCATGACTCAACAGCATAACATAAGTGGTCATGAAACATCCTGACCTCACCTATGTGCATAGACCAATCCACCCAGAATTCTTCCTGTTCGTCGTTCATAGTGGTAGTTTTGCTCGGGAACTTCGCTTCAAAAAGTTTAATTCCATAGCGTTGAATTTAAGCTTCTCTTTGAGAGGCTTTGATAATAATTTAGGTACAGATTCAAGTTCAATGCTATTTTGATCACAGAACACGACGACAGCATCAATATAATTCAGTTCATGGTTTTCCTGTACAAGTCTTTCAATTTCTTGTGCAAACTTGGCAGGTCCAAGAAACTTCTTTTGAAATGCTTCGTCTAGTTCATTTGGCATTGGTGTAAGATAAATTGTTGGTGACAAATTCTTTGATATAACGAACTAGAAGTTTAATATACTCGTCTTTGTTCCGTTTGTCAAATACTTTAACCTCACCACTTGGGGTGACCATAATTGTGATGAGTTTGGTGACAGGAATACCTGTCATTTCATAGTACATACAAGCGTATGCAGTCTCTTGAACAAAGTAATTTTCTAACCATTCTTCTGGTTTGATTTTTTCTGACGTTTTGAAGTCAATGATTGCTAGTTCTCCTTCATACTCACCAATGCAATCGACTCTCCCTGCTAGACCAAGGTATTCAGAAAAAAGTGTGCGTTCTATCGCGTGAATATTATTTATCTTATCCAGATATTCTTTGCTATGAAGAAACATTATCTTAGATAAAGGACGATAGTCGTCCCAATTTAATTCTTTATTTTCTAAGTATGCTTGTGCAACCTCATGGTAATCAGTTCCACGGGTAGTTGCTTTTTTCGTAATTCGGTTAGCTTCTTCTTCTCCAACTCGCTTACGCCACTTAGCAAAAATCTGGCGATTATAGAAAGAAGTGACAGAAGTAATAGAAGGAACCCAGTCGCCATTTGGGACTTGATAAAGTCGGCAACCGGGTGTTTCTTTCTTATTGAGTTCAATGTCACCGAGATAATTATGATGAATAAAATCCATTAGTCATGAAAGTTGGGGATAAATGGTTCTTGACAATTTGAGGAGAGTTCTTTAATTGAAATTTCTTTCCAACTACCACCAACACCACCATCCATATTGACAACGATGTCACGGGTGGGAAGTTGTTTAGCAGAAGTCACATCAATTATATCTCCCGGAAGAGGATAGAAAGTATAATAGTGACCCTCCCACCTACGATTTCTAGAATGAACTAGAAACAGTGCATCTCTTTCTGCACCACAGTCAGCAATTTTTTCCCCTCTGGGATTATACACTGAGTAAATCATACCAGACCAATAGCATTCTTTGCAAGGATATATTCTTTGACCAGACCAGAACGAACGATGTCTTCAATGCCAAACTCAATCAAGGAGAATGATTCCATCTTTGCAAGGATACGAGTGAAATCAGAAATACCATTTCTCTCATAAGTCTTTGTTAGGTCAGACTGAACACCATCACC